CCAATGCAATAAGCATCGAGCTTTGAGTAGCCTTGTTCCTCTAGAGCCTTAGTTGCTTTTCTTGCCATGATTGAATTATCGCTCTAAGAGGATGTTATAGATCTCATCGACACGCGAATGCAGTCGCTTAATCTCTGCTAGTAAATGAGTAATGACAAAGCCCGACAAACCACCGAGTGTGACTAGCGTGGCGATGTAGAGCTGAAAGAAATCTGCCTGTGTCACTTTTTAGGGCTCGCGTATCCGAATACACCTGATAACACAGCCCAGAGGATTGCGCGATAGTCGAGGTCGAAGTTACTTGATGCCCATGCTGCTAGGAATGCTCCACCGGCAAGGATGACAGGGTTTTTCATATTTTTCATTATTCTCCACCTAACATAGATACTTGAAAAAAAGCACCATCATTGTCAGCTTCTTTCTTAAAGCTAACATGCATGTGCTTAGTGTGTTTGTTAGCCCCTGTGTACTTGCGCCACTTCCAGTTGAGGATGCGTGAGCAGATTTGTCCATCGTAAATGATGTAACTAATACGCCTGTCTGCTTTTGACTTGGACAAGGTACGAAGCTGATCAGCAAGATCTCCCATGATGTCTGGCTTGCCAGCCTTAAATAAGTCTTTGTCCACATCAATGGCACGAACCCAGCCCTGCTCATCAGGATTATGATCTGACTTGCGAGCAGCGTGTCGGGTATCACCGATCCAACCATCCGATGCGCGGTCACGATCTGGGAACGAGTCATCAATCTGCTCTCGTAACTGAATCGCTGCTTTAGATAACTTGGGCTTCATCTACAGGCACAATCCATCGACAGGTTTCTTCATCAAAAGTGATCGCATTGTCTGGTTTTGGTGCTATAAAAGCATCACGATCTGCATCGTAAACATAACCAATACCTGCGAAGTTCTTGCGTATAGTTCCATTGAAGGAAGTTTTGATCCAAGTGCCACCCAATGATTGCATGAAAGATTCACCTTCATCTGGTTCATTGTTATCACCGACAAGGACTCTAATAACTATATTGTTTTCATCGACTTCTGCCCAATGACTCATGCTGGATACCTCACAATAACGATACCTGAACCGCCGTTGCCACCATTACCTAAAAATGCTGAACCTGTTGCTGTACTTCCTCCACCGCCACCACCACCTGTGTTAGCTGTTCCTGCTACTCCGTTAGCAGCAGCTTGTGATCCCGGGTTAGAAGCACCGGCAGCACCGCCACCACCTGAACCGCCTGAACCTATTGTTCCGCCAGCAAAAGTTCCACCGCCACCGCCACCTGCATAAAATCCACCAACACCTGTTGATGTGGCAGTTGCCCAAGTAGAATAAGCATTTGTGCCTACGCCACCATTGCCACCGACTGTCGAAGTTCCTGCGGTACCAGCCGCGCCCTTACCACCACCGCCACCTGCACCATAATTAGGTGCTGAACCAGAACCTATTGCTCCAGCATTACCTTGACCAGATGTTGCAGTTCCTGCTGAACCACTGCTCCAAGAACCACCGCCTGAACCGCCGTTGCCGCCATTATTGGATTGATTACCACCACCACCGCCACCAACAGAAGCTGTCAGTGAACCAAATTGTGAGTTGCTGCCATTAGTGCCTGACACATTTGTAGTTGAGCCAGTACCACCAGCACCGATCGTGATTGTTTGATTTGTGGAAATTGATTGCGAAGTAAAGTCTAGGAATCCGCCTGCACCTGCACCACCGCCACGATCCCAAGCACCACCACCGCCACCTGCCACGACTATAACATCGCATGTCAAAGTTCCACCTGAAACACCAAGAGTGCCAGAGGATGTAAAGACACGATAATTAAAGCCGCCAGAAGTGTACAGAGTGCCGCCTGTAACAGTAGGTGCTACATAACCACTACCTTGCGCAATAATTGCTGCTAATGTATTTAGCATTATGCAATTGCACCTACTACGATCCATGAGTTAGCAGCGATCTTGATACAAGCTGCTGACTTGTAACGAGCAAGTACTGGAGATCCTGCTGCTGCGCCTGCGCTAGAGACTGTAGTTGTTGCTGGAGTGGTTGCAGTAATTGTTGTAACTCCTGCACCCTTCATATACACAAGCAAAGTTGTGCCTGTAGGAAATGCGTAAGTCGCATCTGTTGGAATGTAAAAAGTATTAGCTGAAGCATTGTCCATTGTGACAATAGCGTTGAGTCCATCTGCCTTAACTGCTGTGTAAGTAGTGCCAGTCTGTGCATTAACTGTAAGACCAGCAAATTTTGTGTCTATGTCTTGACCAAGCTCTGCGATAGCCGTAGCACCATTCTTAACAAGGTCTGAACTTGTTGGAATGTCAAAGCCAAAGTTAGTAGTTGTAGTTGCCATTAGGTTAGTGCTCCGCTCGCGTTAGTCCATGTAAGTGTACCATTTACGCCAGTCCAGATAAGTGTGACTGGCAATACTGTTTCCCATTGTGTCGTTGATAGTGAGAAGTCTGTTGCTGAGACATAAAGGGTGATCTCAGTAAAACTAGGGGTTGCCCGTAATGCCACATTCTCGATAAAGCCATCAAACTGACCGCCTAAAAGGTTTGTGGGTAGATTGCTAATAAGTACAGGTTGCCCAAAAAAGACATTGATTAAGCCATCTAGCATGGCGCTTGGCATGTCTGGGTTATCTAACCTAAAGGTAATAGCCCCTAATGAACCTCTAGGGTTTTTTCGCAAATTGAGCTCTCTAGATGCTATGTCCGTGATGTCCACAAGGTTCTTAATGTTAGAGTCAAAGGAGCGCTCAAACAGCCCATAAGAGGCTATAGAGTCCGCATCTGAGGTGCTGTAGGTTGAGCCGTATCCTGTAGCGTATCTGTAGATAAGGCTGTTACGGATGCGAGCAATCTGAGTTGTTGAGGTGATAGAGCTTGGTGTTGCATAAGACCCGTCAAGGTTAGTAAAGCCATTTGCTGCGAGATAGTTAGATCTGTGATCCGCATCGGCATATGAGACATCTCCGTCCTTCTCCTCGTACATCTGACCAAGTGCGCTGTTAGCAATCTGATCGATAAGGGTCTGAGACTTAGCAGAAGCACTAGCTGCAAGGGCAATCATCGTGTAAAAGCCTGAGTCCACTTCACCGATGTAGGACTCTGCATTCTCCCATGTGACATCTGCTGGATAAGTAGCCCATGTAACAGTCGGTGTAATGTCTGCCCAAGTAAGGTTAAGAGCTTGTCCGAGAATGGCTGAGATCTGTGCACCGTCTAAGCCTTCTGCAAGTGCTGTGTTATAAACAGCCTTGGTCAGTTTAGCCAGAGAGCCGATGCCTAAGATAGTGCCAGTAGTGACATAGCCTGATTCTTCTGGGCTACGAACACCGATGTTAAAGTCTGATACCTCGCCACCGAATACTGTGACATAAGCCCCTGTGCTGTTCTTAAGCTCTAGGCTAACTGGCTCTGTGACATTGATGGTAAAAGGTGCATTTGTAGCGTTGATGATTTCTACTCGGCAATAACCTGCCGTGCATTGTCTATCGATGTCTAAGCGACCAGAGGCAAAAGAGACAGAGGTGACAGTCGTATAGACATCATCACCTACTGTCACGCGCCATTCTGGTAGCCATGTCATGCGATTGTTAGCGTTCCTCTGTCTCGTGCTTCACGAAGTACATTGTCGATAGCCTCTGCGATAGCGTTAGGATCGCCCACGCCTGTGTTAATTGTAATGTTGTAGGCGTTAGCCGCTTGCGCTGCATAGCGTGAGCCGCTTACCGCACCTGATACGCCTGCTCCGCCTGCTAGACCTTGCAGCAAGGATGAACGTGCAACATCTTCTAAGTTAAACATTCCACCTTCGCCAAATGGTGTATTAGTTGCACGCACAGCAGCCGCGGCTGCCTCTGCCACTCTCATTTGTGCAGCAATAGATGCTGCTCCAATCGCTCCACTTTCTTGCGCTGCTAATGCACTTGGGTGAAATCCTGCTGCTGCGATTGCAGAGATTGAAGATGATTTAGTGCTAATCGGAGTGGGTGGCTTAGTAGTGCCTGTTGTTGCTAGGTTAATTTGGCGCAGTAATTCTAAGGCAGCTTCAAGGTTGGCAATATTGATTAAATCTTTTGGCTGCAAGCTGTCAAGAATTGATTTGATGTCTTGAAGCTTTACATTCTGCATACCTAATGCGCCGAGCACCTTTAGATCTGCATTGAGTTTAGCTGTTGCTGCGATAATGGCTGCCTCATCCTTAGAGGCAATAGCATCTTCTAAAGCAAGGATTGAACGCTTAACATTAAGGCGCGCTGTATCGTTAGCAATTTGTAGCACCTGTGCGCTGGATGTTGCCTTGCCTAGTTGCTCAGCCTGATTAGTAAGAGCTGCTGCAATCTGGATCTTGTCCATGTCAAAGACTTCTGAGCCTTTGTTAAGGGCAAGGTTAGCCTTGTCAATTATTGCGGCAAGTCTTTTTGCAGCTAATTGTTTCTTCTCGTTATCAAGTTGCTTATTCTTGATCTTGAGTAATTCTAAAGCGCGCTTTCTTGCTTCTTCTTCTGCCTTTTTGCGAGCAGCAGCAGCAGCAGCTTCGACTTCTGCTAAATACTTAGTAGCAGCAGCTCCACCATAGATCCTTGTTTCTCTGCCATAGGCTCTAAATTCGTCTAAGAGACCACCCTTACCAAAGGTTAGAAATTCTTCTGGCAACCCTAAAGGATTTTTTAAGCGGCTAAGAATACTGCCTACGACTGGGATCTTTTGTAATTCTGCAACTACCTTTGAGATACTAACGATGCTCTCACTAGCTGCTAACGCCATTTCATTAATTGACTCTGTTACTGATCCGATGCCAGTATCACCTGCAAGAATTGCAAAAGCATCGACTAAGCCTTCACCGATTGTTTCTTGAGCGTTGCCAAGTGCCACATTGATGGCATCCATCTTGCCCGCGTAAGTATCTAATCGAGCTGCATTCTGTCCAGTAAATTGCGCATTGAGCGCACCCTGAATCTTATTAAAACTTGCAGACTGTAGCTCTGCTTTAGTTAATCCTGTTTCATATTTAGCCAGACCTTTAGTCTGCCCCAAATATGCCAATGCGAGATCTTTGCTAACTTGGGCGGCATCAACGCCACTTCCTGCCGAGACATCAAGAGCAAGAGTAAGCAATTCTTGAGACTTAGCAACCGATCCAGTAGTCTGCAATAGGCTCTGAAATGCAGGACGAAGCACATCATCTGAAACATGGGCGCTCGCTTCTAGATCCGAGATGAATGTTTTAACCTTTACATCCTCAAAACCAAGTCCCAAATTTTGTAAGCTCTTGCTTAATCTAGTCGCAGCGGCTTCATCCTCTGCGTATGCTTTAAGTGAAGCCTTACTGTAAGCCAGAATTTTTTGAGCACTAAAAGCGGCTATAAAACCTTTTGCTAAATTGCCAACACTTTTGCTTAATTTGTCTGTTGCTGTTTCAGCTTCCTTAAAACCTTTTTTGCCGGTAAATTCGGTAGCAATATCAATTAACACATTAGCCATGATTTACACCTTTGCTCTCGCGTTGAGTTGATCTGCCGCGTTTTTGATAGCTGCCAATACCTTTTCTCTGGCTTTGCCATTGTTTTCTTCATAAGCACGGAACAAAGCACGACCCTGCATTTTTTCGCGACCCTTCATTGAGGCGCTAAACTTGCCGTTTTGATTTTGCACGAATCTGCTACTTGGGGTTTTACGACCCATAGTTTCATAAATTGCTCCAGCAGCACTTTTGTTAAATACGCGAGCAAGGGATCTGAAACCCCTGCGATTAGGCTTAGATGGAGAAGTCTTATAGCCAATCCCAGCCTTAACTATGCGAGCATTGTAAGAAGGAAAGCGAGCATCTGAACCCTCACGGGTTAACCATCCGCTTAGGACTTGTCCGTCATCTGGCAGATAACCTTTAGCCGCTTTAGTAATCGGCTTAAGAGCCCCAGTCATTTGTTTCTGGGTTTCCTTAGCAAGGTCAGGAGCAAAAGAACGCAAAGCTTTTCGAAGATTAACGGCGCCCTTTACGCTTGCTGGCATCGCTTACCTCTTTCGCTTCATCCTTAAGCCCTTGCACTAATGCATCGAGCATGTTTTTATCTAGATCTAATAACTGCTGTGGCGCGATTCCCAACCTAATGCTTAACCGAGCAATTAGGTAGGTGAACGGAAGATCGCGCTTTAAGCTAAAGGGTCTGAGTCTAATACCTCAACACTCTTAAGTGTCTCGATAAACTCAATCCCGAAAGGCTTAACAGATTCACCTGCTCTGCGTGTTACTTCCCATGCTAACCAATAGACATCGCTTTGCTTTTCTTCATCGCGGAACGCCTTATGGAAGCCCTTTTTAGCGTATTGCTCAAATGAGTACTCCACTGCTGGAGTGATCTCGCCTTCCAATACGCTTCCATCTGTACGAACTATCTTTAGTTTTGCCATGGTTTGCCCCTTTGTTTAATTGATTAGAATGTGCCTGTTGTGGCTACTGCAACAGTTGAGTTAGCAGTAAATGTGATCGACTGTGTAGACATATCGCCAACAGCACCATTGATGTCTGTTGTGTTGTTCACTAGAAGTGACACTGTGTAAAGAGGGTTAGTCGCTGAGACTGCTGTTCCCTTTTCCTGTAGGAATACACATGTGACTGTTGTACCCCATGCAGCTTGTAGTGTTGCCAATACATTCGCTGATGCTGTGTCGTTTAGGAAATCGATTGTTACAGATGATGCTTCCAAGCCCTTAACGAACTTGTGTGCTGTGTCACCCATTGCAGTAACTTCTAGCTCATCGAATGTGCGGTTAAGAGTGATTGATGTGACATGGTCTGAAAGATCAACGGAGTTAATCTTCACACCGACTTTGTTATTTAGAAATACAGCCATGAGATTATTC